AGTCGATCCCGCTCATGCGGCACCCGGGGTGTGGTTGCGAGCGCCATAGGACAGGTCGCGCGTCATGTCGGCGACGGCGCGGGCGGCGCTCTTGTGGCCGTCCAGCACCTCGCGGCGGGCGAGGGCGGCAGCGCGGGCAATGTGGTGCGGGCGGTAGCCCATGCGCTTTGCGGCGATCGCCACGGCCAGGCCGGCGCCGTTGGCGCGCTGGGCGGTGTTGGTGGGGAACTGGAGGATGACGGCGCTCATGCTGGCTCCTGGGCGGGCTGGATGACGCGGATGTTGGTGAGGGCGCCGTCGGCGCCGACGTCTGCCTCTACAGAGACGTCCGTACCGGTCGCGAGATCGATGCCGCACCAGACCGGCGGGGCGATGGGCGGCAGGCCGCTCTTCATGGCGGCGATGAAGTCGTTGTCGGTCATGCGGAACCGCCGGTGGCCTTGGCGATGGCGGCGCGGATCTCGCTGCCGAGGCTCCCGGGACGCAACCTGTCTGCCGCGGCGATGAACCCAATATCCCTGAACAGCTGATCCGCCTTGATCAACGCTTCCAGCAGTTCGGGCGCGGCGGCGATCAGGCGGGCGTTGGCCTCGATTTCGACGTGCGTCGACTGCGCAAGCTGACAGATGAGGCTGTTGGTAGGCCCGCGCACAATGTGCGTGTAGGCATCGCTGTTTTCCTGATACGTCCACGGCCCCGGCGTGTGCTTGGCCGCGCTCATGCCTGCCCCTCCACCAAGTCGGCGTTGCCGAGCTGCAGGGGGCCGATGCGCATGCCGGTGCGGATGTGGTTGGCGCGCAGTTCGAGCGCGGCGCTGGAGCCCTGCATGGCGAGCGTTGCCCAGGCCGATGCGGACAGGTCGAGGATGCGCCTGCTGCCGACGGCGATCGCCACGGCATCGAGGGCATGATCTGCGAAGGCAGCGACCCCGCCGCTGATGCCGGCGGGGTCGGCATGACCGGCGACGGCGATCAGGTCGGCGCTGAGCTGGATGGCTTCGGCCTGGTCGAGGACGAGCAGGGCGTCGCCGACCTTGATCACGATGGATTCGTTACGGGGGCGCGCTTCCACGACGGGGCGTGCGCGCGCGCTGGCGGTGATGTAAGCCATGGAAGTCTCCGTGCCCCGGCCCGGATGGGCTGTTACTGGGGCGGCGGAGGAAGATTAGTGGCGCTAATTCTATTCGTCAATAGGGGCGCTTATATTCGACGGAAGTTTTTTTCTGAACTTGGTCAGCCAGTCGCTCTTGATGACGGGGCCCAACAAAAACCCCGCCGGAGCGGGGTTAGGGTCACTGAGGCTGTTTGGGAGCTTGGATTGGCGCTGGCATAGCAGCCGGAGCCGATGGTGGTGCGGTCCCTGGAACCTGAATTACCACGGGTGCCAAGGGCGCGGCTATTGAAGTTTGGCTCGAGCGTACTTGGGTGATCATGACGTTCGCGATAGTGAACATCCCAACCAGTACCAGCACTGCGGTAGCGATGAACCACCCTTTCATTTCGCTCGACATCTTGTGTAGGTCAGCCCGGACTCCCTCCACGTCAGACTTGGTTGCCAGCGTCGGAACCAGGGTTTCCAGCTTTGTCAGTCTCGATTCCATTCCCCCATCATGAGGGGGACCCCCGCTGTTTTCAACGGCGGATCCCGCGACCCACGGCCCTTTCCTAACTGTTGTCATCAGGCGCGGCCTCCTTCCTTGATTTGACCCACATGGCCATCTGGTAACAAGACTGGCTCCGGATATGCCCGCACGTGTGGCAGACAGCCAGATAGATTGGATAACTGTTCGCTCCCAGTTTTCCGGTCACGTCTGCAGTTCTTAAGCTCAGGATCTCCGCCACCTCCGATGGTGGCGTCAAATTCACCGACCACACATTTGTCTTACAGACCGGGCATGGTTCAGCTGGGCCAAACGACTCCATGAAGGCAATCGCATCGGGCTCGGTGATTTCCACGCCGAACAACTCAATTTTTGTCTCAGCCATTAGTCAGCCCAGCCGCCAATCCAGTGGACACGGCCAATGACCGTGATCGGGTGCCGCTTGGAGGCCATGGGCTTCGGTTTGCGCCACTGGTGGTCGCCATGCGGGTTGTCGCTTTGAAAATAGACGCCGGTGTCGAGCACCATGGCGCGCTTCACGTAGTACTCGGGGCGAGCCATACCGTCGACCTGAATCACGTAGAGCAGGCCATCGGCCACTCGAGTGTCTGAAGTGTCGAACAGGATTGCGTCGCCGTCCTTTATGGTCGGCTCCATGCTGTCGCCCTTGCCGTAATAGACGGCTAGGTCGCGACCGTAGATCCCGCGACGGCGCAGGCTGGTCTTCTTGAACTTCAGGCTGTGCGTTTCCGCGTACTCGGCAGCCTCGGCACCGGCACCCAAGTCTGCAGCCTGGGAATACCCGACGATGTCATCCCAAGCGTCGTCGGGTGGAGTGGGGGAGCTGTACTGCTGCTCTGGCAAATCGTTCCTGATATCGGTGTCCTCAATTCCTAGAGATGCCGCGAACACCTTGAGAGTCCGGTAGTTCATCGGGATCTTGCCATTGAGGTACTGGCTGACCGCGCCCTGGGTGATGCCCAGTTCGTGTGCCAGCTTCTCTTGGGTGATGCCGAGTGAACGCGCCTTATCAGCCCAGGCCGCTTTCAGCCGCGCTGCGGCGGCGATATCGGCTGGGGTGGGCTTCGCTTTGCGTGATGCTTCCATATGAGGAACGCTAATTAATGCGTTCATGATTTGCCAATAGCGGCACTATTGACCGATATATCAGCGGCACTCATAATCGAGCAATGGACATCCCCAGCTACCGAAAAGAGAAGGGCCTGTCGCAGGCGGCATTCGCCGCTTTGCTGACGGAAACGGGCACGCCTGCCACCCAAGGTCTCGTCTCCCAGTGGGAGAAGGGCACCACTGCCATCAAGGCGGAGCGAGCTATCCAGATTGATCTCGCCACCCAGGGTGCGGTCAGCCGGTTCGAGCTTCTGCCGGCGGTGTTCGGCCCAATGCCGGTTCAAACCGAGCGCCAGGCCATCGCGGCGGAGGTCGATAGCCGCATGAGCAAGCGCGCGCTGCGGTCGAAGTTCGGTTTCAAGACCGATGCGCACTTGGCGAAGGTGCTGCAGCTCCCAGTGGAGCAGGTCGAGGCCTGGCCGGAAGAGCAGGGCGTTCCCGCACTGCCGCAGGTGCTGAAGCTGCTGGGCGTGGACAACCAAGCCAAGCCGGCCGCCTCCGCGCCAGAAGACCCGGATGCGGACCGTATCGACCTCGGCGTCCACGCCGCCTGATTGGCCGTCCCTGGCCATCGTCCCTGAATTGAATTCGTCCATGGCAGCCAGTCTGGCGCCGATCCGAGACCAAGTCATGAAGCACGCGACCCATTTCCTGCCCAAGCGCCAGACCGTGATCTACGGGTTCACAGAGCAGATGCTGCGCGACACCGGCAGCAATCGCCGCTCTTTCGCCATGGCAGTCGCCGACCTGTACCTGCAGCGGGTCGCGGAGGATGACCGCGAGGTGCCATTCCGGATCACCCGCGGTGGAGACAGCGACGCTGACAAGAAGCACAACGGCCAGATCTTGGGTCGCTACCTGGACGGCGTGGTCAAGACCCTGCCTGCGAACCTCGAGGACGCATGGGTTCTCAGCCTTCCGGAGCCGTATCAGACCAAGTGCGAGCGGGAACTGGCACGGCGTCGGGGCATCCTGCCGATCCGTATTGATGCGATCGACACAGCTGCCGACACCGTGGGCTTCGGGCAGCTTTGCAAGGACTTCGGGGACCTGTGTGCCGCGATCAGCCCGGCAGTGGCCGACGGCGTGATCGACGAGAAGGACCGTCCCCATGCCAAGAAAATCACCAGCGAGACCGACGACATGGTCATCGCTCTGCTGACGTTCCGGAAAGCTGTGGTTCGCGTCATGGGCTTGGAGGGCGTTGTTTGAGCACGGACCTTGCCAGAGCAACGGACGCCGACGGCAGCCATGAGGCCGCAGCACTTCTTGTCCGGAGCGGGCGTCACGCGGCGCAGAAAGATCGCACCGAGGCTGCGGTGAAGCGCTATCCGGGCATGACCAGCATGCAGCTGGCGCACGCCACCGGCATGGATCGATACATGGTCGCCCGCCGCCTTCCGGACCTGGCGAAAGAAGGCCGGGCCTACCGCGGCGCCAAGGCACTTTGCCCAATCAGCAACATCACCGTCTGCACCTGGTGGCCAGTGGCCCAGGGCGACAACTACACCCTGGCGGTCTGAACCATGTCCACGATCATCATGAGTCAGTGCTGGCCGCTGCAGAGCCTGAGCGTTACGCAAAAGGCTGTGCTCATCTCCCTGGCCGATCAGGCCAACGACGACGGCGTGTGCTGGCCGGCTATCGGCACCATCGCCAAGCGCTGCTGCATGTCGGCGCGCGCTGTACGCGATGCAATGGATCACCTTGAGCTGGTGGGGTTGCTGTCGCGCGAGCGCCGCTTCAACAGCAGCAGCGTCTATGCGGTCACTCCGGCGAAATTCGATGCGTCCGCTGCCCCTTCGAAGAGCAAGCGAAAGGCCGGAAAATCGGGGGATGCACCGGGCGCAGGTGCTGCGCCCCATGCAGGGGGTGCGCCAGCTGCAGGAGGGGATGCGCCCGGTGCAGGGAGTGAGGCAGGGGGCGCAGGTCTGGAGGTGCGCCCCGTGCCGCCTAACCGTCATATAACCCTCATTGAACCGTCAGAAGAACCGCCAGTTCCGGCGCTGGTCGCGCCGCTGTCGAAGACGGCCCTCGAAACGCAGATGCAGGACGCCTGCAAGCAGACGTGGGCTGCCTACCGCACGGCCTACCGTCTGCGGCATGGCGTGGACCCGGTTCGCAACGCCAAGGTGAACACCAACGTGCGGGATTTGGTTAAGCGGCTGGGCCGGGAAGAGGCGCCGCACGTGGCCAGCTGGTTCCTGAGCGTCAACGAGCAGTACGCCGTGAAGCGGATGCACGACCTGGGCGTGCTGCTGGCCGGGGCCGAGGCATACCGGACGCAGTGGGCCACTGGGAGGCAGGTCACGACGACCAGCGCCCAGCACGTCGACCAGACCCAATCGAACCTGAGCGCCGCAGATGAAGCGATCGAGCTGCTGCGCAGCCGGAGGCCGACCAATGCTGTCTGACCGCGAGCAAGAAGACCTGGTCAAGGGTCTGATGGCCACGGCCGAGGTGATTGGTGACCAGCTGCGCCCGACCGCAGCGGCCTACATGGTGCAAGACCTGTCCTGCTACTCGATGGCGGTGCTGGACCGCGCGCTGGCCGGGTGCCGCCGGGAGCTGAAGGGTCGTCTGTCCCTCGCTGCAGTGTTGGAGCGCATCGACGACGGCCACCCGGCCCCGAACGAAGCATGGGCGGTGGCCATCCAGGCGGCCGACGAGCGCAATACCGTGGTGTGGACCACGCTCACCCAGCAGGCATGGAACACCGCGCTGCCGTTGGTGCAGGCCGGCGACAAGATCGCCGCCCGGCCCGCTTTCCTTGAGACCTACGGCCGTCTGCTGAAGGATGCGCGCGCTGCACGCCTGCCGGCCAGCTACACCCCGTCGCTGGGCTTCGACCTCACCAGCCGCAACGCGGCTCTCACGGATGCGGTGAGCAAGGGGCTGCTGGCGCACGACCAGGTGAGCGACCACCTGCAGCTGACCGCGGCGACGCCGGCGTTCAACCCGGTGGCCCTGTTGGCTGGGAAGGTCGAGGCCTCCCCGGGCGCGAACGCGAAGATTCTGGCGCGCCTGGAGGAACTGGCACGGGAGCTGGCCGCCTGATGCGCTCGGACAACAACCAGCTCGACATCTTCGATCACGACCCGCGCCTGGCCGGGAAGAAACTGGCAAGGCTCTACCGCGAGTCTGCGGACGAAGCGCTGAAGCAATACCAGTTCAGTGCCTCGGTGAGGCAGGACCGGCATGACCACTACATCGCGGAGGCGGAACGGCTTGAAGCCATCGCCCGCAACGCCCAACGCGCGGCCCGCCGCCGCACCCGCAAATCCAAAGGAGCAACAGCCCGATGAAACCACTGGTCATCTACCACGCCAACTGCGCAGACGGCTTCACCGCGGCGTGGGCCGTGCGCCAAGCGATGGACGCCGAGTTCTACCCGGGTGTGCACGGCGAGGCCCCACCGGACGTGGCCGGCCGCGATGTGATCCTGGTCGATTTCAGCTACCCGCGTGCGCTGCTTGTCGGCATGGCTCAGGTCGCGCGATCGATCCTCGTGCTCGACCACCACAAGAGCGCCGAGGCCGATCTGCGGTCCGGTGCAATCAACGTCGGCACCGTAGGGCAGTCCGGGTTGAAGGCGGTGCGTATCGTCCGCCTCGACAATCTGCAGGATGCTCGCGAGGCGTGGTTGCATTACGAGGACACGGCAACGGTTGACGATGGGGTCTTGTGCGCCTTCTTCGACATGGACCGTAGCGGCGCGGGCATCGCGTGGGACTTCTTCCACCCCGTCGCATCGCGGCCTGAGCTGATCGACCACGTGGAAGACCGGGACCTATGGCGATTCGCCCTGCCGGGTACGCGCGAGATTCAGGCGGCGGTCTTCAGCTACCCCTACGAGTTCGACGTGTGGGACCTGCTGATGGAGACGCCGATGGAGACCTTGCGCGCCCAGGGCGTGGCGATCGAGCGCAAGCACCACAAGGACGTGGCCGAGCTGGTGAAGGTGGCGAAGCGCCAGATGGTGATCGGGCACTACGACGTGCCGGTGGCCAGCCTGCCGTACACCCTGGCCAGCGACGCCGGTCACCTGATGGCGAAGGGAAAGCCGTTCGCGGCCTGCTACTACGACAAGGACGGCGGCCGGGTCTTCAGCCTGCGCTCGACCGACCAGGGTGTGGACGTGAGCGAGGTCGCCAAGCTGTACGGGGGCGGCGGGCATGCGCGCGCTGCAGGGTTCACGGTCCCGCGCCACCATGAGCTGGCGAGGGCGTGATGGTCACCAATCAATTTCTTCTGGGGCTTTCCTGCACGGTGATGGGGTACTGCGGAAACGGTCCGGCATGGGCAAACCTGTTGGTCGGCCTGCTGGGCGTCTACCTCCTGTGGACCGAAAAAGGAAACACGAAGGAGGGCCGGTGATGGATTTCGTCGCCTTCAGCACCCGCAGCAAGCACGCCGCCCAGATCAACGCCGGGTACTCGGCCCGATTGAACGGTGAAGGGCTGAGCACCAACCCGCACATGGTGTGGGTGGACACCCAGGACGAGCTGGAGCCGCGCAAGGTAGAGCCGCTGGGCGACAAGGCTCTGGCGTGGCAGCACGGCTGGCGCGCCGCAGACCGTGACGAGAAGGGCCGGGGAGGCGCGCGCTGATGTGGTCCAAGGCGCCGCCGCCGACGGCCGCAGAGGATGCGCGTATTGAGGCCGCCAAGGTGGGCCCGTGCATGGCCTGCCTTGTCTTGGCAGCCATGCGCCTGCTGTCGGGCAGCCAGGTGTTCTACGGCTGCGACTACAACCACGCCAAGAGCGGGAACAAGCGCCGCGGGCATGCCTTCGGGTACGCCCTGTGCGTGTGGCACCACCGCCGGCATCCGATGCAGGGCAAGACCTTCGCCGAGATGCGGGAGACGTGGGGGCCCAGCCTGATGGACGGCTCGCGCACCTTCCATGAGACGTATGGCAGTGACGACGAATTGATTGAACAACAGACCTACATCATCGAGCTGAGGGCAGCTGCGTGAGTGAGAGCAAGAAGACATGCGCCGATCAGGTTCGCGCGGCGTTCGAGCAGACCCCGGCGGAGGGGCTGAGCTATGCGGGGCTGTACGAGAAGTTGGCAGCCGGTGGCATGGACACGGACAAAGCCAAGGACGGGATCAACAGCACGCTGCGCTACCTGGTCGCACGGGGCTACCTGCTCAGGACTGGGGAGCGTGAAGACGCGAGGTTCCGCAGGAGTGGCACGGCGATGACTCGGCCCCGGCTGACCGAATCGCAGAGGGCAGAACGCACCAAGGCAAAGAACCGCAGTCGCGTGGAGAGGGCAAGGGCTGCGCGCGGTGCGACGGTTGGGCTGCGGGCCGCGATGATCCCTAAGCCCGTCCGGGCGGCTCCAGTGGCCACGCCGGTTTTCGAGACGTTCGAGCAGTGGCAGGCGAGGGGCGGGAAAGTCGAGCGGCTGATCCATGGAGATCACCATGACCCGAACCATCAAAGTACTTGGCGTCACCTTGTGGCCGACGCTCTCCCAGCGCCTTGCACAACGGCTGCGGGCCGTCGAGGTGAACGGTGAGGCCCTGCGCGGCGAGCTCGCCGCGGTCAAATCGCACAGCGAGAATGTCGGTTCCGCTGCCGTCTCGCAGATCACCTCGCTCAAAATCCAAGTGGCCGCGGTCAACGGGGTTTTGATCGAAGTGCAGGGCCGCTTGCCGCCCCGGCCGAAGACCAAGAAAGCCAAGGCCCAGGTCCGCCGCCGCAGCCCGCGCTGATGGCGAGGCAGGGCAAGGCCATGTTGGCGCTTGGCCGGCTCAAGGTCGGCCAGATGAACAAGACCGAGGCCGCCTATGCGGAGCGGTTACGCCAGCTAGAGGCCGCCGGTGAGATCCAGTGGCACAAGTTCGAGGGCATCAAGCTGCGCCTGGCTGACGGCATGTTCTACACGCCTGACTTCGCGGTGCTAGCCGCTGATGACGTGATGGAGCTGCACGAGGTCAAAGGCTTCTGGATGGACGATGCCAGGGTCAAGATCAAGATGGCTGCCGCGCTGTACCCGATGCGCTTCATTGCGGTCCGGGTGAAGCCGAAGCGGGACGGAGGCGGCTGGTCCGTCGAGGAGTTCTGAATACCGCGAGGGTAAGCTCAAAGACTGGCGGCGTGTGTTGCCGCCAGCCCAGCTAGGTGCCCGCCTATTACTGGCAGAAGTCCAGATAGCACTCGTCGCGAAGCTGCACGCAGACGGGAACGCTTCGCCCCTCGGCAATGCACTGCGCATACACCTTGTTGCACTCAGTCCGACCTGCGTTGCAGTAGATCGGGCTCGCACTGGCGATCGAGCCCAGTGCCAGGGTGGAAATCAACGTCGCAATAGAAAGCTGAATCGTCCTTTTCACGCTTATCTCCGCTGTCTTTAGCCCGAACGGGCAGCAAGAGCATATGAGAAACCCTTATGTCGTTATGTGACGCGAGTCTCGAAGCTCTTGTGAGGGCGCTCGACCAACACCACACCGTTGTTGCTGCGCTGGTTGAGAAGATCGAGCAGCAGTCGGAACACATCGGAATGCTGGTGCAATCGGTGGTCCTGCTGCTGGGCGAAGAAGTGGGCGTGCCGGTGCCTGACGGAGACGCAACTCCCGAGCCGCAGCGAACCGACATGGACGGGAAGCCGTACTGATGCCGACCAGGCCCGCCCAGCACCGGCCGACCGGCTGGAAGCCGTACAAGGAAGAAGCGCGGCAAGTGAGGCGGCGGCAGGCCCGAAGGGCGTTGCCGACCAATTCGGCCGCATGGCGAAAGATGCGGGCCGCCCACCTGGCGCGTGAGCCGCTGTGCCGACACTGCGCCGCAGTGGGCAGGGTCAAGGCGGCAACGGATGTAGACCACATCGACGGCGACGACGCCAACAACGAGCCGGGCAACCACCAGTCCCTCTGCAGGCCCTGCCACAGCGCGAAGACCGCGCGCGAGAACGGCGGGTTCGGGCGGCCGGCGTGGAACCCCAACGGACGTGACGCGTTCCACGGCGGAGGTCGCCAAGGGAGGGGGGAGGGTGAAAGTTGAGGCTGAATGCCTCGCGATACGCGCCCCCTCTTTTGGTCGCATTTCCACAGAATTTGAATTTCGAGGTTGGCGCCGATGGCGAGGCACAAGCAGCCGGCCGAGCTGGCCAAGCTCAAAGGGGCCGAGAAAAAGAACCCCCAGCGCTACAAGAAGGTCGCCCCGACCACGGGCAAGGCACTCGGCAAGCCGCCGGGGCACCTGCCCGACGACGTGGTTGAAGTCTGGAAGGAACTGGACAAGTGCTCGCTGCCGGGAGTGCTGACCAGCGCCGACCGGTTCGTCATGGAGGTGGCCGCGTCGCTGCTCGCCGAGTTCCGCGCGAACCGCGCCGACTTCAAGGCGGCCAAGTACTCGCACCTGATCGGCTGCCTGGCGCGGCTCGGCCTCACGCCGGCGGATCGCCAGAAGCTCGGGACCGAGAAGCCCAAGGCGGGCAATCCATTCGACGAGTTCTGATGCATGACCCCGAGCGAATCTGCCAAGGCCTACGCACGCAGCGTGGTGGCCGGGAAGATTCCGGCCGGACGGTACATCATCCTGGCTTGCCAGCGGTTTCTGGACGACCTGAAGCGCACCGGCCCTGACTGGCCGTACAAGTACGACGCGTCCAAGGCCGATCGTGCGGTCAAGTTTCAAGAGCTGATGCCCCACACCAAGGGCAAGTGGGCGGCAAAGAAGCAGCTCCTGGTGTATGAGCCTTGGCAGCACTTCATTGAGTGCAACCTCTTCGGCTGGGTCCGCAAGTCCACCGGCATGCGCCGGTTCCGCGAGGCCTACGAAGAGATCCCACGAAAGAACGGCAAGTCTCTGCGCCTTGCGGCACGGGGCCTTTACCTGTTCGCCGCCGACGGCGAGGCCGGTGCCGAGGTCTACTCGGGTGCGACCAGCGAAAAGCAGGCCTTCGAGGTCTACCGGCCTGCCTGGCAGATGGTCCAGAAGATGCCCGCGCTGCGGGCGCGCTTCGGCATTGAGCAGTCGGGCAACCCAAAGAACCCCGGCTCCATGTTCGTCATGGAGGACATGTCGAAGTTCGAGCCGATGATCGGCAAGCCGGGTGACGGCTCCAGTCCACACGCGGCGCTGGTGGACGAGTACCACGAGCACGACACCGACCACATGGTCGATGCGATGCAGACCGGCATGGGCGCGCGCGAGCAACCCTTGCTGGGGATCATTACAACCGCCGGGACGAACCTGGGTGGGCCGTGCTACGAGAAGCGGCGCGATGTGATCCGGATCCTGGAAGGTGAGGTCACCGACGAAACCATCTTCGGGATGATCTTCGGTATCGACGAGGGCGACCGGTGGGATGATCCGGCCAGCCTGAGGAAGGCCAACCCCAACTACGGTGTTTCGGTCTTCGAAGAGTTCCTGTTGGCGCAGCTGGCGCAAGCCAAACGGTCTGCCAGCAAGCAAAGCGCGTTCCGCACCAAGCACCTGAACGACTGGGTGGGCGCCAAGCTCGCCTGGATGAACATGCTGGCGTGGCAGCGGCAGAAGCGGTCGTTCGACCTCGACGACTTCGACGGCTGCCGCTGCTGGGTCGGCGTCGATCTCGCATCGAAGCTGGACGTAGCGGCGGTGGTGATGCTGTTCGAGAAGGGCGGCTCCTTCTACGTTGTTCCGCGCTTCTACGTGCCGGAAGCGGCGGTAGAGGAAAACGAACGCTACCAGCTGTATGTGCTGGAAGGCCTGATGGTGGCCACGCCCGGGAACATGACCGACTACGCCTTCATCGAAGAAGAGCTGAAAGAGCTGGCGGCACGCGGAATCGACATTCAGGACATCGCCTTCGATCCGACCCAGGCCACCTACGTCATGACCCGGCTTGGCCAAGAAGGCCTGCCGGTGGTCGAGATGGCCCAGTCGGTCCGCAACCTCTCCGAGCCGATGAAGGAAGTGGAGGCCCTGATCTTGTCCCACCAGCTGTGGCACGACGGCAACGCCGCGCTGACTTGGATGATGGGCAACGTGGTGGCGCGGGTAGATGCGAAGGAGCACGTGTATCCCCGGAAGGAATCGAACCAGAACAAGATCGACGGCGCGGTGGCGCTGATCATGGCCATGGCCCGCGCGATGCAAGCGCAGGACACCGGGCAAATTCAACAGGGCTTCGTGGTGATGGACTGATGAGCGCAAAAATTGCACGCAACCGCTTGGACGTTGCCCTCGGTATAGAACGCGCGCTCCGGGCCAAGGCTCCGACCGTCAATGCGTTGACTGAGGGGGACACCGTAGCCTCGTCCGATCTTCGGATGTTTGAGGTCTTCGGCAACCCCGCGACGGCATCTGGCGCTGTTGTAACCGACAAGACCGCGATGCGGTTGTCAGTCGTCTACAGTTGCGTGAGCCTGATCGCCGGCTCGATCGCACAGCTGCCGTTGCCGGTGTTCGAGCGGATGGAAGACGGTCGCCGGCGCGCCAAGCACGACTACTGGTGGATCCTGAACGAGCAGTTCGGCCCGGCATGGTCCGCATCGACCGCCTGGGAGTTCCTGATCTCCCAGATGCTGTTGCGCGGAGACGGGATCGCCTATGCCACCCGCAACCGCAGCGGTGCGGTAACCGGGCTGATTCCCTGGCCGCGCGATCGGGTGACGATCTTGGAGCAGGAGCGATCCAGCCCCAAGGAGCCGCGCCGGCTGCAGTACACGTTCCACGACACTCTCGGCTACTTCACGGTGGATCAGGACGACGTGGTGCACATCCCGGGCTTCGGCTTCAACGGCGTGTCATCGATGTCGGTGATCCAGTGGGGCGCCCGAAACGGAATCGGCATCGCCATTCAAGGCGACGAACATGCGGGCAAGTTCTTCAGCGAGGGCGGCAAACCGGAGGTGGCGATCACTGCCACCAACAAAATGACCCCGGATATGCAGGAGAGCTTCCGCGACGCCTGGGTGAAAAAGTACGGAGGCATTCAAGGGAACCGCCGCATCCCCCTGATCCTGACGGAAGGCTTGGACGTCAAGGAGCTGACCATGTCGGCCGTGGACCAGCAGTTGCTGGAATCGCGGCAGTGGCAGGTGATCGACATCGCCCGCGCCTTCGGCGTCCCGCCGCACATGATCGGTGAAACCACGAAGGCCAGCAGCTTCGGCACTGGCATCGAATCCATGGGCATCGGATTCGTGAAGTACACCTTGGGTTCCCACCTGAAGCGGGTCAAGGACGAGTTGAACCGCAAGCTGTTCAGAACCGAGCGCTTCTACGTTGAACACAACGTCGACGGCTTCATGGCCGGTGATTCCAAGGCCCAGGCGGAGTACTTCAGCAAGGCGCTCGGCGGGCCAGGCGCCCAGGGCTGGATGTACGTCAACGAGGTTCGCCGCCTGAAGAACCTGCCGCCGATCCCCGGCGGAGACACGCTGTACCTGCCCACCGAGGCGGCCAAGCCGCCCGGCAACAAGAACGATCCCGATAGGACTGATGACGATGCCGATCCCGAAGCTACTGCAGCTCGCGCGTAATAACGCGAACGCCTCCAAGCCGCTGCGCGCCGAAGCTGGCGACGGTGTGGCCACCATCTACCTGCACGGCGTGATCGGCGGGTGGTGGGGCGACATCGACGAAACCGCCTTTGTGCGTGAGCTGGCCGCACTGGATGTGGAGACGATCCATCTTCGGATCGATTCCCCCGGCGGTGACGTGTTCGCTTCGCGCTCGATGATGACCGCGATTGCCCAGCACCAGGCGAAGGTGATCGCGCATGTTGATGGCATCGCAGCCTCTGCCGCGACCGGCCTTTGCATGGCCTGCGACGAGGTGGAAATCAGCCAAGGCGCTCAGTTCATGATTCACAACGCCTGGACGATAGCGATCGGCAACAAGGCCGAGATGTCGAAAACCGCGGAGCTGCTGACCAAGATCGATGCCGGGCTCGCCGGCGATTACACCCGCCGCTCCGGACAGAGCTCCGAGCAGGTTGTGCAGTGGATGGACGAAGAAACCTGGTTCACCGCTGATGAGGCGGTGCAGCACGGCTTCGCTGATCGGGTGGTGGAGGTGGTGGGGAAGAAGAGCGCCAGCAACAGCTGGGATCTCTCTGCCTACAACAACGCCCCGGCCGCGCTCGGGAAGGCCAATAACACTGCGAGCGATGACGATGCCGCCATCGCCGCCCATCGAACCGGGCTTGATCGGCGCCTTGCGCTGCTCGAGCGCGCACCTGCGTAAGCGGCTCCCGCCCGCAGTTCATCAGCCGCCGCAAGGCGGTTTTTTTTCGCCCAAAGGAAACTGACACATGCCCCTTAATATTCAGGCCGAGCGGGAGCGCCGCACCGCGCTGGCAAAGGAAACCCGCAACCTGCTGGACACCGGCACCGGTGACGGCAACACCTGGACTGCCGAGAACCAGGCCAAGTACGACACCAATATCGCCGAGATCGAGCGTATCGACGCTTCCATCGAGCGCCACCAGAAGGTCATGGACCTGACCGCGGACAACCACATGCGCGATGCCGGCGTGCGCGAGCACCCGGCGCCCGGCAACAGCGAGCGCCCGCAGGACCGCAAGCTCTTCGACAAGTGGGCTCGCGGTGGCGACAAGGCCCTGACCGCGGAAGACTGGACCCAGGTCAATGCCGCGATGAGCGGCAACCCGAACGTCAACCCGGAACAGGGCGGCTACACCGTCCCGACCACGCTCGCAGCACAGATTCTCGAAGCACTGAAGGACTTCGGCGGCATGCGCCGTGTCGCGGACGTCTTCAGTACTGCCGGTGGCGAGCCGATGCAGTACCCGACCAGCGACGGCACCTCGGAAGAGGGTGAGGTCGTGGCGGAGAACCAGTCGGCGACCGACGATGACGTCGAGTTCGGCACCAAGGGCCTGGGCGTCCACAAGTACAGCTCAAAGGTCGTCACGGTGCCCTGGGAGCTGCTGCAGGACACGACCTCGGACATCGAGGGCTTCATTACCGGCCGCCTGCAGACCCGACTGGGTCGCGTCACCAACCGCCATTACACCGTGGGCACCGGTGTTGGGCAGCCGTTGGGGCTCATCACGGCCGCCAGCAACGGCAAGATCGGCGCGGCGTCGGCGGTTCCGGTCATCCTGTATGACGACCTGATCGACCTCGAGCACAGCATCGACCCCGCCTATCGCGCCAACGGTAAGTGGATGTTCCACGACGACATGCTGAAGATGATCCGCAAGGTCAAGGACGAAAGCGGCCGCCCGATCTTCGTGCCGGGTTACGAACAGGGCAACCCGGGCGGTGCCCCGGATCGTCTGCTGAACCGGGATATCGAGATCAACCAGCATATGGCCAGCCCGGCCGCTGGCGCCAAGTCGATCGTCTTCGGTGACTTCAGCTACTACAAGATCCGCGACGTGATGGCGGTGACGCTGTTCCGCTTCAACGATTCGGCCTACATCAAGAAGGGGCAGGTGGGCTTCCTTGCCTGGATGCGCACCGGCGGCAACCTGATCGACGTGGGCGGCGCGGTCAAGACCTTCCAGCACGGCGCTGCGGCTTAATCCAGCGCCATTGAATGGCCGGGCGGTCTGCTGACCGCCTGGCCTGTACCAGGAGCAGGACCATGGCAAAACAGAAACCCCAAGCCTCGCCGGTCAGTGAAGCTGCGGTGGGTGAAGATCCAGCCGCAGTTGCGTCCGTCGCTGAAGTGCCCAACGCGGGTGGCGTTGCTGCCGTCACCACGCTCGGTGGCGACTCCATCGGAGGGCCCGACGGCGTTACTCACCAGGCGGCTACCGAGAGCGCCGCCACCGGGGCGGCCGACGCGGTGGCGGTCGAGGAACCCGGTCAGCAACAGGCCAAGGATGAACAGGTCCCACCGGCGCAGACCCTGCCGGGCGCAAAGGTGCGAGCCTTGGTGCTGAGCGACAACGCTTTCGGGCGTTGCGGCGAGGTCCGGGAATTCGAAGCCGCGCATGCCGGCGCGATCGAGGCGGGCGGCTTCATCGACACCCATCCCAATGCCGTAGCTTCCGCTGAAGGGGATTGATCCATGCTGCGTACGCGAGCCCCAGCCACTGAAGAGCCGGTGAGCTTGGCGGAAGCGAAAGCGCACCTGGCTGTGATCCATGCCGCCGACGACCTCCTGATCGGTGCCCTGATCGTGGCCGCCCGCGAGGTGGTAGAGCGCGCGACCGCCTATGCACTGGTGGTGGCCAGCTACGAATGGAGCCCTGTAGGCGAGCGGTGCGCGCCGCTACCGATTGAACCAAGCACCATCACAAGTGGTCCCGGCGAGTACCCGATTCTGTTCGATACCGTTCCTGGTCCGGTGCCGGCGCCGCTACGCGCGGCGATGCTCCTGCTGATCGGCGACCTGTACGCGAACCGAGAGGTGGGCATTGCGGCAGGCACGATGGAGAACCCTACGATAGACCGCCTTATGTTTCCCTATCGGAGGGTGATGCCATGAGGCGCGCCGGCAAGTATCGCCATCGGATCACGCTGCAGGACTTCACCCCGGTGCGCGATCAGCTCGGCGGAGACCGGAAGGCCTGGGCAGACTGGCACAGGGACGTCCCAGCGGAGGTGGTGCCGCTGTCGGGGCGCGAGTTCACCGCGGCAAGTGCCGAACATGGCCAGGTGACGGCACGCATGGAGATCCCGTATCTGCCGGGTGTCCTCAACACCATGCGGGTGATGTTCGACGGCCAGGTGTACGCAATTCGCGCGGTGCTGCCGGATCCGACTGCACGCAGCCACATCAACCTCATGGTGGATGCCGGGGTGTCGGATGGCTGAAGAACTACAGCTTCATGGCCTGAAGGGGCTGTTGACGACCCTGCGCGGCCTGCCGGACGAGGTCCGAGGGAAGCCACTGCGCACCGGCATGCGCAAGGGCGGCAACATCATCCGTGATGAGGCTCGGAACCGGGTGGTGAAGCATTCCGGCTTCCTTGCCAGCGAGATCGTGGTCCGCAGGGCCAACGCGAGAAACCGGCGCCGCGCAGGGGTGGGCAAGGACGGGGAGTACTTCACCGTCGGTGTCCGGGTGGGCCGAAAGGCCAAGTACTCGAACACGAAGCGCAACCAGCGCTTGCGCCGCGTCGGCAAAGTCTATGAGACGACGGGCTGGGCGCACTACTGGCGGCACGTTGAGTTCGGGACCAAGAAGATGGCGGCAAAGCCATTCCTGACGCCTTCGGCTGAGGCTCGCGGGCCGCAAGCTGCCCAGGCGATCATCAATGAAACGTGGATCGCGATCACTCGCGCGCTGAAACGACAAGGCTGGGTGCTGTGATGGTTCCTCTGATCCAATCCATCTTGCAGGCCAGCGGCCCTGTGCGCGCGCTGTTGGGCGACCCGATTCGCGTGTGGCCCGGCGTGGCGCCCGAGGGTGCGGCGCTGCCCTACGCGACGTGGGGCGTCGTGGGCGGGTCACCGCTGGCGCAGCTTTCCGATCCGCCGCCGGCGGATGGTTGGCGCGTGCGCCTGACGGTGTGGGGCGACGGCGCGAGCCAAGCGAACGCCGCTGCCGTGTCCATCCGCGACGAGGTGGAGCGACACGGCAGTATCGAGTCCTACAACCCCGCGCCCGATGACGACGACACCGGCGCCTTCGGCATTTCCTTCGACGTGCGGCTGCTGGCCATCCGGTAGCCGGCCAACTTCGCAATCCCAACCGCCGGCGCAAGCCGGTTTTTTTGTGCCCGGCGACCGGGCTTCTACAAGAGGTAAACCGCAATGGGCGTTTTGAAGTCCAAGCACACCCAGCTGTTCATCGCCACCGCGCTCGCCGAGGTCACCAAGGTGACCCGTCTGCGTTCGGTTGGCTTCCCCGATGGCCAGGCATCGGAAATCGACGTCTCAGATTTCGACGATGACTGGGATCAGTTCGTTGCCGGCCGCAAGGCCACCGGCAGCACCACCATCGAGATCAACTACGACGCCGTGGACCACGAGAAGATCGAGGCCCTGCACACGAGCGGCGCTGTCGTGGACTTCCTGGTCACCGCACCGAAGTCTGAGACCGAGGGCGTCGAGAAGCCCGTCGCAGTCAATGGCGTCATCACGCCGCCCGACGATGTGGTTTCCAAGCAGTTCAAAGGCTTCGTGCAGAACTTCGCCGTCCAGGTGGCGGACAACGATATCTGGAAGGCCACCATCACCATTCGCGGTTCCGGCGCGGTCACTACCCACCGTCCGGCGCCCTGACCGGCGCAACGGCGCTCTCTCTCTTTCGGCCCGCTTCGGCGGGCCTTCTTTTTGGCCGGGCGCGCGGGAACCCCCGCGTGTTAGCCGTGCGCGGCCTGCGTGCCCAGCCACCATTTCAGGAAACGGCCCATGAGCAAGACCAACGACACCCCGGCGTCCGATACGCGCGCCACCGAACAATCCGTGCTGCAGGCCTTCACCAGCCTGGGCATGTTCGCCTCCAAGGACGTGCATGCGGACACCATCACCCTGCCCAGCGGCGACAAGGCGCAGTTCCACGTGCGCGAGCTGCCGGATGCGGAGTTCCGCAAGCTTTTCCAGGACGGGGATCGCGCCAAGCTGATCGCGGCGACCATCTGCGACGAGAACGGCAAACCGGTGATGACGGACGCCCAGGCGGCACAGCTGAAGCCGCTGGTGGCCGCCGAGCTGCAGCAGGTGGCCATGAAGCATTCGGGCTTCGGCGACAAGGCCGCTGACGCCCAGGCCGAGGCGGGAAACGCCTAAGGCAGCGGGGCGAGGACTGGTTCTGGCATGTGCTGGCCGGCCACCTGCATCGCACGGTGGCCGAGCTGCGCGGGACCATGTCGCGCAAGGAGTTCCTGCGGTGGTGGGAGTTCCACAAGCGAAACCCCATCGATCCGGTGGGGCTGCACATCAGGCCGGCCGCATTCGCTGCCTTCACCTTCGCCGCGCACAGCCAGGCAGGCACGAAGCGCGGCATGCAGGACTTCATGGACGTGCTGGTGCCCCGGTCGGACGACGACGAGGCGCAGGACTGGTTCGATTCACTGGGATGACCAATGGCTGACAACTTCGGGCGCTTCGCGGCGGTTCCCATCGGCCCACTGCTGGCGGCGCGAGACGGCGGTCTGACGCTGGCTACCACTGCCGCGGCCAACATCAACCGCACGGCCAAGTCGGACGTGGCGCAGAGCATAGGTACGGTGGGCGTCGAGTTCGCCGTTTGGGGCGACGACCCGATGGAAGCAGTGATCGGTGTCGTTACCGCAGCGGCGTCGCTTAACGCATACCCGGGGGCCACGCCGGCCGGGATTGGCTGGGAGCTGGGGACCGGGCGGGTCATGTTGAACGGCGCGGCTGTCGCCAGCGGTCTGCCCGTCGCCAAACACGGTGATATTGCTGGGCTGCGGTTGGTGTTCGGCACGCCGACCCGTCTGCAGCTATACCTGGGCGCCACGCAGGTGCATCAGCGGGATATCACTCTGGCCGGCCCGTTGCACTTTGCCGCCGCGCTCGCGGCGAGCAAGGCCGGCGGTCTGTGCATGGTGGTGAACGCCGGGCAGTGGAATGCGCGGGGACCTGCCGCGCTCGCCGGCTGGAAGGTGGCCACCTCCTCCGGGCCCGTCACCCGCCTGTCCGACGCGGACTGGCTGACTGCACCGGGCGACCTGCCGGCCAACGCACGCTACGAGGGGCTGATCGCCGAAGGGGTGAACCTGATCAGCGAGATCAACTTCTGGCCTTGGGGCGGTGACCCAGTCACCCAGACCAGTGCTGCTGAGTGCGTGGTGCTCGACGCCGACGGGCTGCTCGACAGCCTGGCGCTGTCCGGCGCCTCGGGGATGCCGGTCCAGATCCGGGCAGGCAGCTCCGCCGGCATGCTGGCGGACACCTCTGCCGTGTTCCGCTTCACCGTGGACCGCATCGAGATCAACGACGACGGCAGCAAAACGGTTCACTTCCGCGACGCTCACGACGATCTGGACGAGACGATCAATCGCGGCGTGTTCATGCCGAACATCGCCGCGTTGGCTTGGAAGCCGCAGCCGGTCGTGATCGGGGCCGTGGCTAGCGTGCCGGCGATGGGTGCCAACTCGGATGCGACGGCGATGTTCGTGGCCGACGGCCTGGTCTACGCCGATGCAGTGATGGACCGTGGTGACCTCATGGAGCCGGGCACGTTCACTCTGTCGCCCGACGGACAGCAGCTGATCATGAAGTCACCGCCGGTCACGCCGGTGGTGGCTGACCTATCCAGCGTTGGACCGGGCCAGCGCCCGGCCACCCTGCAGCAGGCGATAGCCGACATCATGGGCCGCCTGGGCAAGACCTCATGGTCAGGCGGCGACTGCGCCGCGGTTGATGACGCGACGGGCTATGCAGGCGTGGGCTACTACGCCGGCAATGCCATCACCGGGAGGGATGCCATGAACGCCATCCTTCCCAGCTATGGGGCGGCCTGCTACCAGGACGCAACCGGGGTGCTGCGCTTCACCCGGGTGGTGGCCCCCGAAACGTTCGCTGGGGCCCCGGCGTTTGAGCTCACGGCGAACGACCTGGCCGAGGATCTGCTGGCGGTGCCAGACGACGCGCCAAACCTGTCCCGCCGCATGGCCTACCGGCCGAACGCTCAGGCGTTGGCCGCGTCGGACCTAGTCACGGACGTGGTGGACGTGCCGCAGGCACGGCGCGACGAGCTGACCGGCCTGTTCCGCGCGCAGGTCTACGGCGGTGGGGCGCTGCACCAGCACTACCGCCGGGCTGACGCGGCAGATCCAGTGATGTCGCTCTTCTGGAGCGCGGCCGACGCGCAGTTGGAGATCGACAGGGTGGTGGGCATGTACCGGCAGCAGCGGTTCTTCTATCAGGTGACGGTGCGCGGCGATCAGAGCCTGGCGCCGCAGCCCGGCCAGATCGGCCGCCTGACGTACCCGCGGTACGGCCTCGAAGGGGGAAAGGCGGTGCTGGTACGGCGCGTTGAGCGCAACCCGGCCACGGGCGACGTGGTCCTGACGATGTGGGGTTAGTGCTTGTATTCGGCGATGTGGGCTTCGAGCTGAAATATATAATAGGAGATGTCTGACGAAGACTCGTACAGACCCGATACCCACTGAGCCGCCGGCGCATTAACCCTCAGGCTGAAGTGGGCCGAAGCGGACCGGATAGCTGGATCGAAAAACGATGACTCCAGAACTGTGGCGCCTCGTTTGCTGCCATCGATGGTCGGCATTTTGCTCCGTTCTTTGAGGTAGGCCTTCAGGGCAGTGAGGCGCTCCCTGTGTTCCTCGATCTCGTAGGCCCGGCTGTTCTTTAGCCGATCGCCGGCGCTCATCAGCTCCTCAAACTCCCTATGTATCCGTTGCAGCTCTGCAAGGATGGCCCTTGCTTCTTGGAGATAAACCGTGACCATTCAATTCGATCCTGAAAAGGGCGACGTCCGTGTACTGGTATGCGTGCGAGGCAGTGATCCCTGTGACCTCAACAAGAGCCTAGTCGCCGGGGCTATGCACACGCTGGATTCTATTTGCGCCTTGGATCAGGGGGCTGTGAGACGACGTCTGATCGCGTGCCTTGCTCGCCAGGTGCGAGCTCTCAAACGCAATGAGGACGAGCTTCGCGCTGCGAAGCGGGGCGCAGGCGTGTGTTGATCGGATATGGAATGCCAGCCCCTCAATCGGTGGCGCTGGTGGGTGGGACCTGGTTGACGGCAGATGGCGGCGCCGCGCTGTTCGACGGCAAGCCCGCGCGCCGGGCGCGCATCGCCCGCACCGGTGCGCTGTCCGTCAACATCACCCTGGCCGAAGCTGTCGTGCCAGGCATCGTGGCCGTGCTGGGCCTCAACGTGCCCGCCGGTGTCACCGTGCGGGCGGCGGGCGCCACCGGCAAGACCGTACGGCTGCCCACCGGGACCGTATGTGCTTGGCTGTTCCCTGACGGCACCGCCGCGGTGAGCAGCCTGGCGGTCGAGATCGATACGACTGTGGCCAACGTTGAGGTCGGAGAGATCGCGATCTTCCGGGCGGTGGACGTTGGAATCACGGATGGATGGGCGGTGGCGCCGATCGACGCCAGCACCCACACGCGAACCAAGGGCGGGCAGGTGAACACGGTGGCCGGTGCCGTGTACCGCCGCCTGACCGCGACGCTGTCTGGCCGCGCGACCGAGGTGGTGCGCAAGGGCGGCCTGGCCGGAGTGGACTGGGAGACGGTCGCAATGGCTATGGCTGGGCGCCAGCGCGCATGCGTGGTGCCGCAATACCGCGACATCCAGACCAAGGCCTTCGATCCGGTTCTGGCCGCGCGCGCTGCCATGTATGGCCACGCCACCCAGCTGCCCTCTGCCGAGAACATCAGCCGGCAGTATTTCACTGGATACCTGGAGTTTGAAGAGATTCCAGGCTGATCGGTGGACAGCTGCTGAGTGGGTGAGACAATTTGACGTCCCTACATGGAGGTCTAGATATGCGATTTTGGGCTGCAACCGCTCTGGCGTTGGTGCTAGCGGGGTGTGGGAAGAGCGAAGAGCAGCGCAGCATAGAGGCTGCCGAGGCTGCCGTGCGGGAATCTCTAAAGGATCCTGATTCCGCAAAGTTTGGGCTGGCGGAGGCCTTCGGACTCTTCGACGGGCACGTAGTGTGCGGTGCCGTGAATGCGAAGAATGGGTTTGGTGGCTACACCGGCGAACGTACCTACATGGTGATGCTGGGCCCTAAAGGTCAATCCGAGGGGGTGATCATATCGAAGGATGACTTCAGCGACCGAGTGGACTCAGCGCGATGTGGCTTCCTACAAGCCTATGGTCTCCGGAAAGAAAACGTTGGGGTCAGATCAACTCCAGAGCGAGTCGCCAAGCTCACCGCCGAGCATGAAAAATTCATCCGTGAAGTGGTAGCCAAGGCTTCGCGCGAAACGCAGTAGCACCAATCCCAAGCGCCGGCCACGGCGCAAATCTTAATAGGCCCGCTATTTGCGGGCCTTTTTTCTGGATGAAATATGGCCCTTTACACCCTCACGGTTGATTTGCTGGCCGAGACGGGCAGCTTTGAGCGAGATCTAGGCAAGGCTGCCCGGGCATCTGATCGGTCTGCGCGGGCCATGCGGCAGATGCAGCGGGAGATGTCCGATAGCTTTGCCCAGGCCGCCCGCGACGCGAAGGTTTCCGTCACCAGCATCGATCTGAGCATGGCCACCTTGGCGAAGGGGTTCGGCGCGATCGGCGGTGGCGCTTTGCTCGGCAAGTTCATTTCGGAAACGGTGAACGCCCAGAACGAGCTGGCACAGCTGAACGCGGCTTTGAAGTCCACTGGACAGGCCGCTGGCTTCAACAGCAAGCAACTCGTCGAGATGGCTGACAAGATGGCCAAGGCGACGATTCACTCGTCGGGCGAGATCGTCACTGCACAGACGCGACTGCTGTCGTACACCGGCATCATCGGTGAGAACTTCCCTCGCGCGCTGCAGCTGGCGATCGATCAGTCGGTACGCCTGGGCGAGAACATTACGCAGTCCGCTGAAACCGTCGGCAAGGCGCTGGAATACCCGGCCGAGGGTGTTTCTGCGCTCACCAAGCAAGGCTTCAAGTTCACCGCACAGCAAAAGGACATGCTTGCGTCGCTGGAGGCGGCCGGACGGCTAGGCGAGGCGCAGGCCATCGTCATGGGAGTGATGGAAGAATCCTACAAGGGAGCGGCCAAGGCCGCGCGTGAGACGCTCGGTGGTGCGCTCATCGGCTTGAAGGAGTCATTCAACGACCTTCTGGGCAGCCAGGCACAGAGCGGCGGAATCGCCGCGGCGACGGCAGCGGTGAACTCGTTTGCTGAGAACCTCAGCGTTGTGGCAGCGGCCGCCGTCCCGCTCGGCGTCGGATTGGGCGTGTTCTACGCCGGCGGGAAGCTGACTAAGGGAATCGCGGCCCTCAACGCGCTCTGGGCGACCAATGCAGTCGTGGCCAATCGGGCGTCGGTCGGCATGATGGGTATGGTTCCGGCAACTGTGCGCCTCACTGCTGCACAAACCGCCGCACGCGTTGCCGCCCAAGGTTTAGCATCGGCCTACGCAGCACTCGGCGGGCCGGTAGGGATTGCCGCCGCCCTTGCCGCCGCAGCAGCAGGGTGGTGGGTGATCCGCGACAGCACCAAGGACGCGGACAGCGCGCTCATCGACTTCAACGGAACGATGGATGACACCATCGAGAAGTTCCGCGAACTCAACAAGCAACAGCAGGCGGGTGAGATACTGCGATTGCAGCGTGAGATGAAGAGCGGCTACGAGGATCTCACGGCGGCCGTAAACCAGATGGTCGCGGCAGCCAGTACGGAAATCGGTGGACCACGATTCAAGGCGTACGTGCAGGACGTTGGCCGACTGCGCGAGCAGTTGCAGGCCGGGAAGGTCAGCGCAGATCAATTCGCTGCTGAGCTCGCCAATGCCAACGCCAAACTCTTGGATGGCGCGCCCGCCGCCAAGCGGATTACCGACAGGTTTGTTGAGCAAACCGCATCAGCCGCCACGCTGGGCCTGAAGTACGAGCAGCAGAATCAACTGCTCGGTACGTTCATCGGCACCAGCAATGACGCAGAACGGCAAACCGACGCAACCACCGCGGCGTTGAATCGCCAGGCAGTGGCGTCCAAGGCCGCGTCTGATGGGATTGACCAGCACCTCAAGTCCCTGCAGTCCAGTATCGATGGCCAGCTCGTCAACCTGGTGCGCCTGAAGCAAGGCGCCGAGGCGGCCTTCATGGTCGACGTTGGCCAGAAGATCAACGCCGCCGGCGGCGCGGACAAGCTGAGCGCGGAACAGCGCGCTGAGTACAACAAGCAGATCGCGCTGGGCTTGAACTTGATCCGCCAGACGGAGGTGGCGCAGAAGGCTGCTCAGGCCGCGAAGGCCGGCGACAAGGCGGCGATCAAAGAGCACAAGACGGCGACCGACGCGCTTGAGCGCTACCGCCAGCAGGCGGAGCTGGCCGCCGCTGCGATGAACGGCCCGCTCGACGAGGCGATGGCCAAGCACCTGCAGAACATGGCCGAGTACAACGCCGCGCTGGCGAAGGGCAATATCGCCCAAGCCGATGCAAACGTGCTTATGGCCCAGAGCGCGATGGAATACGCCAAGTTGGCTGCCGAGGTAGATCGGGCCATTGCGAGTCCGGAGGCCTTGCTTGCGACTATGGACGGCGAACTGGCGATGCTGGGCAAGATCGGTCGTGCGCGCGAGCTCTACCGCCGGCAGCTGCTCAATGAGCGCGACATGCGCCAAGAGCTGCAGAAGGCGGTGGAGGCCGCCGGTGGCAAGGAAGCGCTGGCATTGGCCAAGGGCGCGGCGAGCTATGAAGAATACGAGCGGTCGATGCTTGCCGCGGCTGATGCCTCCGCGGCGCTGTCGCTGCAGGTGGAAGAGGCCGCGGCCAATGTCGAGGCGTGGGCCAACGTGGTGATCTACGGCGTCGGCGATGCCGCGGATGCCATGGCGGACTTCGTTGCCGGCGGGCTGCGCGACTTCAACGGCCTGTGGGATGACCTGAAGGACGTGGCAAGGCAGGGACTGCGCGACCTCGCGCGCGAGCTGCTGCAGCAGAAACTGGTCATCCCGATTCAGACGCAGATCCTCAACGGACTGAACGGCACCGGCGGCCTGAGCCTGGAAAGTGTCATGGGCATTCTGGGCGGCAACGGATCCGCCGCCGGCGGGCAGAACCTGGGGAATGTGGCCAGCCTGCTTTCGAAGGGGCAAAGCACCTATGGATTCCAGCCCGGCATGGCGAGCAGCACCGGCGCCAATACCCTGATGGGCTTCGGCAACAACATGGCGGCGTTCACCGGCGGCGGCACCGCTGCGGCAACCGGTGCGGCGGCCGGGGCTACCGGTGCGGCCACCGGGGCGCTTGGCGCCGTGGCGGCCTTTGCACCGTATGCGGCCCTGATCGCCATGGGTATGCAGATGGCCGGCAGCGCCTACAAGGACGGTTTCGGTCTCGAGCACCAGAACAAGATGGACCTGCTCAACCGCGGGCATCTGGCATCTGGCGGTCTGCTCACGCCGGTGATGCTGGACAGCATGTCGCTGGACGTCATCGGGCGCGCGCTGGGCATGAATCGCAAGACGGCGGCGATCTTCTCCGGCAGCTCGCTGCTGGGCAAGGCCTTTGGTCGTAGCGCCCCGAAGATCACCGGCCAAGGCCTGACCGGTGCGTACGGCTTTGACGGCTTGGACGGGCAGAGCTACGCGGACGTGAAGCAAAAAGGAGGCTGGTTCCGCAGCGACAAGAAGTGGACCCAGTACGCCGCCATGGATCCGGGCATTGAACGGACCTTCGACATGGCCGCCCGGCAGATCCGCGGCGCCACCATGGGCCTGGGCAAGCAGATGGGCGTGGACCTCACCCAGCAGCTGGCAGGGGTCAAGGTCAGCCTGGGCAAGCTGCAACTGTCGGCCGACTCGGCTGAGGCCCAGCAGCAGCTGGAATCGTATCTGGCCGACATGCAGGACCGGCTTTATACCGAAGCGGTAAAGGCGGCCGGGTTCGGCGGGCAGCTCGATGGGTACTTCGACTCGGCGGACGTGTTCACCGCCTTGGGCGCTTCTATCGAACTGGCGGTGGGCAACGCCGACCAGCTGGGCCGCGCGTTGAGCGGGCTGGAGATCGAGAAGGTCAACAAGGCGGTGGACTACTTCCAGGACCTGGCCGGCGTCGCCGGGACGGATCTGGCCACCCAGATCGAGAAGGTCACCGGGCTGCTGGGGAACTACGCCACGCTGATGGCCGACGTGTCCACGCAACTGCTCACCGGCAACCTGACGCAGTACCAGTCCCAGGCGCTGACGATCGAGCGCACGTACCGCCAGCAGGTGAAGGCGGCCAACGATTACGCCAAGGCGCTGGGCTTGTCCGGCGCCCGGGCGGAAGACCTGGCCAAGATCGAGGCGCTGCGGGCGACCAACATGGGCAAGCTGCAGGCCCAGATCGACGCCGACAAGACGGCTATGAAGTACGGGTTGTCGATCAGCGACCTGTCGCCGCTGACCGACCAGGAGAAGCTGCAGGAGACGATGCGGGAGCTGGAGCGCGCCGTGTCCGGCGGCGACAGCAACGCGGCACAGGCGGCCGCACAGGCCGCCCTGGGCTTCGGGCGCAACCTGTTTGCCAGCGGCAAGGACTACAACAACCTGTACGGCCAAGTCGCCGGGCTGATCGACGGCATGAAGGTGGGCGATCTCGACCTCGAGGACGGCACCAGCATGGGCAAGCTGGCTGACGTGATCGAGGCGCTGCCGGACAACTTCAGCCGGGCGGTGTTCGACCTGGTGGTCGATGGGAAGGGCCAGGCAGAGACGACGGCGGCCGTGCAGCAGAGCAACACCCTGCTGGCAGAACAGAGCCAATTGATCCGCGAGCTGCTGCGCGTCACCACGTCCAGCGTACGCACGAGCAACAGCGCCTCACTGCGCGAATCGCTGAACTAAGGATCCCCATGCAAGAACGGAAAATCACCCTGATCGACATCGGGGCGGGCGCGTTGCCTGCCGTCACACCGGTCGAGCCGCAGCAGACATCTTGGTTCCCCCTGGTGTACGTGTCTCCGGACACGCCGCCGGTGGAGGGGGTAGTACCGAGCCCTGTCGCAGACGGCGTCCTGATCGAATGGACGGCAGTTGATCAGGAGGGCGTGATCTACATCATCGAACGAGGTCCTACCGAGAATGGACCTTGGGAAGAGATCGCGCGGGTCATCGAAACCCGTTACCTCTACAGCGACGGGAGCGGGCAGGCATGGTGGTTCAAGATCACGGCCAGTGTGCGCGGGAAGCCCGGCGGCGGCACGACGGTGGAGGCTGCGCCGAGCAAGGTGCCCAGCGATGCCGAGATGGCGGCGCTCAATCAGGCGATCATTCAAGAGATTCTCGACCGGGCCGCGGGTGACCTGGCCGCGGCCAATGAAGCCATCGATACGGCACGCCAGTACACCGACTCGCAGGTGGCCGCGCTGAACGCCTTCCTCGAGGACATCGTCGGGGCGGATGAGTGGGTGGATGACCGCGAGTATCCCGCAGGCGCCTTCGCGCGGAGGGGAGGGATGCTGTATCAGGCAGCTGCGCCGAGCACGGGTGTCGTGCCGGGAAACGACCCGGCTTCGTGGCGTGAGATTGGCGAGTACGCCTCGGTGGGTGATGCTCTGGCTGCGGCCATCAGCATGGGCCACCAGAACGCCAGCGATATCGCAGCCGAGGCAGTTCGCGTCGACGCGGTAGTGGCGCGGCTGCCAGCGGGGGCCGGGAAGCTGGCCACGTCGGCGCAGGTGGCCAGCGAGATCCAGGCCCGAGTTGATGACGTTGCGGCGCTGGGGCAGCGAATCGACACCACCAACGCGGCACTTGGCGATAAGGCGAGCACCGCCCAGGTGACGGCAGTTGAGACGGCCAGCGTCAGCCGTGACAGCGTGCTTGGTCAGCGCCTCGACCAGACCAACGCTGTGCTGGGCGGCAAGGCTGAGGCCGGGACCGTGGCGATCATCCAGTCGAAGGTCGAGCAGCTTGACGGCCGGGTGGATGCGCAGGGCAGTGCAATCACCCAAGTGACCGCAAAGCTAGGCGCCGGATCGAACATGCTGAAAGATACCTCGTTCGCTCGCGGGTTCACTTATTGGAGCCAGCCCGGCGGCCTTGGAATCGCCAATGAGCCGCGCTATGGAAACTACATGTATGGCCCTCCCGTTTCTGGGGGGACAGCTAGCTCCCAGACCGTGCAGACCGGCCAGGGCGTCTACGTGTTTAGCGGTGAGATCTACCGGAACAGCAACGTCGGCACGGTACGGCTGGAAGTCGGGGCATTCAGCGCCGCCGGATATATCGGTTCGACCAGCGCCCTCAGCGATTCGTCCATTGTCGGCCAGTGGCAGCCGGTGCACGTCGCTATCGCTGCGCCTGCAGGCACCACGTATCTGCTCTGCCGGTTGATCTGGGAGAACACGAACGTCAACAACTCCTTCAGGCGCATGAAGCTTGAGACGGGGCAAACCCCGACGCTTTGGACCGACGATACGGCCGTGCAGCTGGGTGCCAGCGCCACGCAGATCCTTGAAACCCGGGCAACGCAGCTGGAGAACGGGCAGTCGGTGCTGTACGCCAAGTACACGTGGGCGCTGGACGTCAACAATCGGGTCATCGGTATGACCTCTGTCAACAACGGTCTGATCGGCAAGATCGACTTCGTTGCAGACGTCTTCAACATCACCGATCCGAACGGCACCGGCAGCATGACCTGGGAGGGCGGCCGCACCGTCCAGCGCTGGGCCAACAGCGGCTATATCCTTGCCCAAGGCAAGCCATTCGGAAACCTGGGCGACCTGGTCATGTACTACGGGCAGGGCAGCGACCCGGCAACGGTGGTCAAGGCGAATGCCAAGTTCGCGCTGGATACGGCCGGCAACGTCTTCATCGCCGGCGCACTCTACACCGGGGGTATCTCGCGTGGATTCAAGAGCAGCACCGCTGTGGCGCAGGGTGTGGCGGTGGAAACTGGGTATCTCGGCCGGCTGGGCCGGGAGGTGCAGGTGGGTGGCCGCTTCCAGTACCAATACCAGCAGCAGTACAACGGCGCGTCGTCGGTGATCACCTTGGGGCCTGGCAGCACCTCGGCGGTGGTGGTGCTGGAGCGCAACTTCGCCGGCGACCCCACTTGGACCGAGCTGTCGCGGTTGACGTTGGGCGGGAGCGATGACGTGTTCAACGAGCAGGGGGCAGC